GGTCCCTAGTCTTTTGGCTAACCCAAAAGCTAGCATTTTCTAAACGAATGTGATCACCGTGTTTGCGATGATCACCATAACAATGACGAATTACTTTACGCGTTTTATAATCCATCACACTTAAACAATCTTTTGTAAGATTTTTATAGACTTTTACTTTCATAATAAATTTTCTCCTTTTAAATTTAAGGTATAAGTTTCACCTTCGCACCAGCTGGTCCATCCTTCATACCAGTCAAGAGCTGTATAAGGCTTCCAGTCCTCACTACGATCACGATTAATTTCAGTCAAAAGTTTATTGACTGACCATATTTTTATATCGCCAGTTTCTAAATCTTTAACTTTAAATTTTTTATTATATTTTTGTGGAATTAAATAAAAATTTTCGCCGTCAGTTTCTGAAACGCCCATATTATTGATTTTTGTGCTATAAATAGCATCTTTTGGATGTTTAGTAATATCATCTACATGTAAATTTATGTCATATGATATACCTTCATGTTCAAAAGCTTGCCAATCTTCGCAACGATCACCGCTTAATATGCTATCTGTTAAAAAAGATTTATATTCAAACAATACTTTACGTTTGAATTTTTTATCATTATTAAATTTTTGTTCGAGGTTAATCATTTTTATCCTCCAAAAAAGTGTCATCTAGTTCGACAGATGATATAAGATCTTCATCATCTAAAGCTTCTAATCTCTTAACAATCGCTTTTCTAATATCATCTGCCTTTACGGAAGCATCAGGATCTTCAGTTTCATGGTTCACACTAAAACCTAAAAATCCTCTACTATTGTACTGCTTTTTATCCTCCAAATTATCTATTTTGAAATGAGCAACATAATCACCGTTCTTAGCGTCAAAAATATCGGCTTCAATATATTTTTCTAATTTTTCATCAGCAGTTAAAACTATTTCATAATTTTTTAAAGCTGGAGATATTTCAGATAGTGAAGCTCGATATCTTTCATCGTCTATAACCATACTCATTGATAAATCCCCAATGAACACATTTCACCCATTGAGGACCAAACAATTCTGTTTTCCTCTTTTTCATCTACGTCTATATGCTTATTCCAAAGAGTGCATACAGCTCTAACATGATTGTATCCTCCAACAAATTTGTCTAATTCATGTGGATCATTAGGATTAATTTTACCAAGTGGATAATATCCATCTTCGTTTTCTATTACTTTTGCAACTCTGTAATTTTCATTTTCTTTTACAGGTGTATAGCAATATTTTTTTTCTGTAGTCATTTTAGCCTCCAAGCTATTAATTAATGTTGTTTAGAATGGTATGCGATTTTTTATATAATAGCAAGTCAAAAATTTTTACCCAGTCATAAGGCTCAGGACAAAAATAATGCGGCTCTAGTTTTATGCCCTCTTCTTTCAGCTGTATAACTTGTTCAGCTCGGTATAAATGTAATCCCTGAGCGCTCTTTACTAAAATCCAAACGGAAGCTTTCTCATGTAATGATATCCAGCTGATTTGCTGGGGACTGAGTTTTACTTTGTTAAAACGTGCATATTTTAATTCTACAAAATGAAATTTATGATTGTGATCACAAATTAATAAATCAGGAAGGCCAAGCGTCATCCAGTTTTCTATTCTACTTAAACGTAATGGTTTACTGTATTGTAGGGATGCCCTCTTTAGCTGTTCGTACAGACCTGATTCTTTTTTGGTCGGGCTTCTCTTCCTCGTGTTCAATAACGTCTTCAGCGTATCTCGGTTCATTTTGTTTAAGTTCCTTTAAAGCTTTTAGAACTTCCTCTTTAGACATACTGTCTATTGTTCCATGACGGATCTCAGATTTATTGATATAAATATTACCATTAGCTTGGCCCCTACGGTATTCAGCTTGGACGGCGGCAGAATATGCACCATTTTCCAAAGCTAAATCTCTAATTCTTTGCAAATCTCTTAAATGTCTTTTGAAAGTAATACCATATTTCTCATCCAGTTCATCCCTATAAGCTTGTATCGCTCTACAAACGTGAGGACAAATCTCAGGATTAGTCATTTCATATGCTCTAGTGTGTGCTGAAGAAGCTGGGAACCCAGCATTGATAGCAGCTTCCCTATAAGTTATCATTCCATCATTAGAAACTAATTCTTTTACAAACTTTTCTTGTCTTCTAGTAAGCTTGCTATGTATATCTGCTTTTGGTCTGCCACGACCCTTTTTCAAAGGCTTTAAATTATTCATTCTTTATATATAGACCAGAAAATATTTTTTTGCAAAAAACTTTTTCGCTCTTAGTAAGGCCAAAATCAATCTAATATTGTAAAGTTACATTTTTAAAAATAAATATGTAACCAAATATGTAACCATAAATTTGTTATGTATAAAGGATTACAGAGTAAAGTTACATAAGTTACACCAGTTACACCTATTTTTAATAAAAAATATTTTTTTTATTTTCAGCTCTATATATAAAGGAGATTAATAAATGTAACTATTTTTCTTTTTTTGTTTTCCAAAAATATTCGTTAGTATCGCCTAGTCTTGTATTATTACCGTTCTCAACCTGATATTCTATTGTGCTTACCTTAAAATCAGGCTGTCGCGGCTTATCAGGCGTAAGACTATTGTCATAAACTCTCATCCTATTATTTGGATATACACAATATTGTCCATTCTCCAGCTGGAGCAGATTAAAAGATTTATGCTCATCAGGTGTTTCGGATGTACTATAGTCTATGGCGTTAACATCAGCGTGATAATTATCCAAAGTTGCTACATAAACACCTTTTTGTATGCCAAAGTCTCTAGTTAACACCTCAAAATCCATTGAACCGATGAATTGTTTATGAACAGCCACGATACCATAATCCATAGCGTTCCAGAACTGAAGATTATTAAGAGGTAGGTCTGGATCGGGTACTTGAGGTCTAGATACAAATGCGCTAATAGGCAACTTGTCAAACAAAGCCCCATATTGAGGCAAATAAGTCTCAAAATAAAATGCTCTTCCAGGTATAGATTTACATGAGACCCAGACCCCATCGACAAATTCACCAAATCCATCTTCTAAATCCCTCAAATATTCTTTTCTTACATAAACTTTTTGAGCGGGTAGATTACAAATTAACTCACTCATTCAAAAACATCTCCCAAAGTTGTGCTACTATTAATTGTAGTTGCTCTTCTAATCACACGCCCATACTCAATTTCTTTAACAGCTCGTGGATCGTCTTCAAACCACATCTCATCAGGAGCTGGCGTAGTTGGATTAGCTTGCAGTTCTTTATAAATATCTCTAACGGATGGGTTAAGTTTTTGAGTACAGTCAGGACAATAAGTAGGCTTTGTCCTGATGTATTTAGTTCTTCTAAGTTTACCCCCACATTCTCTACAAGAGTTCAATCCATATCTTGTCATTAGTAACCTCTTTTAATAACTGTAAGACATTTTGTCAGTAAAGCAGCCGTTTTGGTATCCTCTTTCTTTTTGAGCCGTGAGACTTCTTCGTTGACCAGTCCTTCTATTTCTAACATTGCTTCTGCCCATGATGGCATTTCGTGAATTTTAATCCAAGCACTTTCTTCTTTCATTTAATTATCTCCTTCAATTTTTCCAAAAAGGTCTGTTTGCGTGGCGTGACCCGTGGGTCGAGGATGTGGAGCTTCCAAACTTTGTGCATAGTCGGCATTTTTTTCAAAGATGCGTCTTGATGGCGGTATCCAGACCAGCTGTGTTTGATCATTGTCTTGATCTGTTCGCCATACGAACCAAGCGTAGCTTGTAGCTGTCGAAGCAGTTGCGGACAGACGGCCTTTAACGATTGGTACTCGTTCAGTAAACTGCGCGATAATCGTTGGCGGATTTGGTTTAAATAATCTTTCATATCGTCCTATTCCTTCCATGAACTGAGTTCTAGCGAAGACTGCCACCAGCTTGCGTGTCATGGACAGCGCTTTAGTTACAAATTCTTCAGCTAGATTAAAAGGTGGGTTAGTAATAATAAAATCGCATTCCTGTTCTACATCTTTAGACAGAAAATCTGCGATACGATCCTGACCGTAATCGGCTATGTCACATGATTCGACCTTATCGAAATATTCCTGAAGAACCTTGACCATGTGACCGCCGCCGCAAGCTGGCTCCAGACAGACATCCTTATAATGAACAAAGCCCATTGGTAGGATGACTGAATGAAACAGAGCCCGCGTGGCCCAAGGCGGAGTAGGAAAGTAATCGAGACTATCCTTTTTCTCGTGCCGTTGGGACATTACCGCGTGTGTTTTATTCTGCGTCTTCATCACACTGCTCGCAAACTTCAGGCACTTCATCATCACCCAGCATAGAACTATAGGTATGACCGCAATCTGTGCATATGAATTTTCCTTGCTGTTCTTTGACCATTAATCAACCCTATCTATAACTAGAATTTCATGCTTAGGATCTATTACTTGTCTGATCTGATCGGCACTATCGGCCTCGACCATAAACCTGACTTCACGCTTTGGTTCATAATTTTCTCGTGACCAAGCTACTTTAACAAAATATCTATTTTCCATTAATTTTCTCCTCTCATATTAAATTCATCAAATAATTTATAACAAGCTTCATCTAAAGCTTTAATATCAGACAACATAAGATCATTAATATCTCTTATACTAAGCAAAGCGGCGTTTATAGCGTTGTAAGCATCGTGAACCGTTTGTAGCTGTCCAACAGTCATGGCTCCCATACCTTTTTGTTTAGCCGCGATCTCTTTATCTCGTTCTATTTCCCATTGTTCTTTTTTATTAGTCATAAAATAACCTCCAAGTTGTTTTTTAAACAAATAAGATTTATCGCATACATTGTCAAGCACAAAAAAACCCGCAAGAGAAACGAAAAACTTGCGGGTTTAGTTTTTTTTCAACATTAATCTTAACCGAAAGGAGTCTTATAAGATTAAAATAACAGTATCAAATACAATCAGTAAGGTCAATCCCATATTTTAATATATTTATATTTTTTTAATTTTGTTCTTAATTTTTCATCTGTGCAATTTTGACAAAAGAATTTTATGGCTGTGCGACTATCGCCCATAAACAATAGCTTATCTTTGAAATACACGATAGCTTTGGAGCTGTCGTTTGTATCTAAAGTATAGCCATCGCACTTATAAAGGCTCATTTACTTCTTGCCTATACTTCTCAAACTTTCCATCACTTGGTCAATGTCGGGCTCAGTTCCATATGGATCATACAAACAACGGTATTTGGTAGGGCACCAGGTTTCTATCATCATGGTAAAAGTTTTGTTACCACCTTGATAGATACAAGCTCTTTTATTTGTGTATTTTGAAGTGATTCGCTTTTTTAAACGACAGGTTGTGTATTTTTTCTTATCAACTTTACCCTGATTCTCTAATTGTTGTTTAGTATATGCGCGGGGCGTGAAAGTATAACCGTCAGCTCGTGCTTTTTTTACCCAAATACTGGCCACCAACACGGCAAAACCACCAACTATAGCGACTACAATGAACCAAGTAAGCGCTTCTCCTATCTGCCGTCTAATTTGTTGTTGTTTATAAACGGTTTCTTGCCGTTGTTTTCTAATCTGCCCTTCCATTTTAAGCAGATCATCATAGGCCTGTGGGCCGTAGGTCATGTTTAAAAATATTTTAAGCTCGTAACGCTGTTCTTCCAGCTTCTTTTTAGCGGCGTAAGCGGCGAGAGCTGCCTCTTCGATAGAACCAGCCTTAAACAATTTACCAAACAGGGGAGGATTCTTTGCTTGTTTTTCGGCATTGTCTATGTCTGAGACAGCTCCCATCCAGCGTCCAACGTCAGACGCCATAGACTCAATATCTTTAGCTGCTGCAAATCCTTGTTTGATTGCATTAAAAGCGCTATTCGCCACGCTCATGGCGGCGGTTATAGTTAAAGGGTCCATGATTCATTGTAGCACGTTTTTAAAAAAAAGTGAAAGTCAAGTCTTTCAAAAAAATATTTTTTAAATAGAATAGATTATTCAGAGGAGAAAATACATGTCAAGTTTACCAAACAGGAGGCCGTGTATCACCACGGACGTAGGAGAGGGTTTAGCTGTTACCGTCTCTTTTCACCCAGAGACAGCTGAACCAGTTGAAATATTTTTATCAGGAAGAGGTAAGAAAGCCTCAGACGGCCCAATGGCGGACGCTCTGTATAATTTAGGCGTAGAAGCGTCTAAAATTATGCAAAATAAGGAAAATCAACCCGCGGCGGAGTGATCTTTTGCTTTTCGCAAGGTCATTTCAGCATCTACAAGCTCTTTTACTCTCTTTTGTTCTTCTGAAACATACTGAGAGTAAATGTACCGTAGTTGTCCACCCAAAGTTCTGCCCTCTTTAGCCGCTATTTCCTTAATTTGGAGGTAAACGTCCTTGGGAACAAGAATGCTTTTCCACTTATCTGTATCCATATCGCATAAATCCTTTTGTTTTACGCGATTATATGCGAGAATATACAATTTGGTCAATGTTTTATTTAGATTCGCCCCATGATGGGCCTATTTCTACATCAACTTTGTTTGGCACACCTAAAGGCACTGCATTTTCCATTGCATCAACGATTGATTCGACCTGTTCTTTGGACGAAACGGACACAGCTATCTCATCATGTATCTGAATTAACGGAGTTATCCCCAGCTTGTGGATATCTACCATAGCTTTTTTTGTCATATCGGCGGCAGAAGCCTGAATTAGACGGTTGAGGGCTTTGTATGTGTAGGCTCGTCTTAGTCTTGTTGTTGGGCCGTGTTCATTGAGCGCATCTTTGTAAGGCAGAGCTTTGTTCATAGCGAATGTATCGGGCTCCCAAAGGTCAAATCGGCATTTTCTACCTAAAATAGAGCGTATGGAACCAGAACTTTGTCTTGAATTTAGCTTATTCATCACGCCATGCATGAGCATTTTAACAAAAGGCACACGATCATGGTACTGGTTCACGAGCTTTTTAGCTTCATCCACAGGTATATCGAGCTGATCTGACAGTTTATTCACACCCATACCGTACATCATGCCTAAATTTATAGTTTTTGCTTGCTTACGAGGTATCTTTGCCATGTCGGCTACCATAGTATGGAAGTCCATATCAGGATCATTTTGATATCCATCAACAAATTCTTGCACACCTTGCATGTCATGGCCCTGAGATTTACCGTAAGCGTGGGCATAATGAACCAAGATCCGTGGTTCCTGTTGCGAGAAATCTATACTAGCCCACTCTTCTCCTTCTTCAGGTAGAAACAGAGAGCGAATCATAGGGCCCAGCTCAGGATCACGAGCTGGTATCTGCTGTAAATTAGGGTTATTCATGCTGATTCGGCCTGATACGGTGCCACCATCGTCAGATCTGATCTGATTTATATGGGAGTGTATGCGACCGTCTACAGCTGTATGCTTCATAATCGTATTAATAAAGGTCCCATGTGTTTTATTTAGGCCTCGTGTGCGCAAAATCATCTTAGGTAGCTCGTGTTCATGCTCAGATAGGAATGATCTAGTGAAGCTGGGTGCACCTTTTTCGGTCTTAGGATAGCTTATGCCTACCGAATCGAAGGCCTTGGCAAGGGACTGAGCTGCCCATACTTCTACGTTCATTCCTGTTATGTGCTTAATTTTAGCGAGCATTTCTTTTTCTTCTTTGAGCAGATAGTCTCTGGTGCGCTCAACGCGGTCTTTATCTATACGCACACCTTTCCAAGTCATATCTATCAACACAGGCAGTACATCCAGCTCAAGATTAATTATGCTCCACAGATCTTCTTTAGCTATTAGTGTTTTAAAATGCGTCCACAACTCCAGTGTCAGCTCGGCATCCACTTCAGCGTAAGGTCCTACATGCATAGACGGCAGCTTCCAGAGTTCGGCCTTGGGATCTACACCAAAGTCACGAGCAGCTTCGGTCAGGTTCTTTTCACTTTTTGTTTTTGAAAGATAATCAAAAGCCAGTGCGTTTAGACTGTAGCTGAAACGGTTTTCATCTAGCAGAGAAGCTACAACCATAGTATCAATGATACGTCCATTGAGAGTAAAACCCATGCGTCTAAGCCAGCCCGCATCATATTGTGCGTTATGCATAATTTTTTCTGCTGGTGATTCGCAAACCTTCTTCATCCAGTTATTAACTATGCGCTCGTCTATATTACCACCACCGCCGTGCCTGATAGGTATGTAACCTTTCCAGCCATCTACAGCTACAGCGTATCCTACAACTTCACCGTCACCAGTTGGCCATCCAGGGCCTTTAGTTTTAAGATTAGGATCTTTTGTTTCTACATCTATCGCTATGCTTTTAGCACCAGTTATATCAGGTAGTTCGTGTGGTGGCACCCATTCTGATTTAGGTGTGAACATTGCCATCTGAAGTGTCATATCGTACCTCTATAAGTTTGTTAAGGTACCACAGTGCTTTCTGTAAATCTTGGATACCGTTTTTGTGTCTATAACGAGCTAAGTATTTGAGTATATTACCTTCTAGATAA